TAGATGGATTGATACCTTAGTTTTTTATGGAGATAGATGTGATGATGGACAGGCATTAAAATTTCCAAGAAATAATTATCAGGTAGATGGAGTTGAATTAGCTTGTTCTAAAATCCCTGAAGGTATTAAATATGCACAATATGAATTAGCTAGGGCTTTAGCAAATGATACTGATGCAATTACTGGAACTACTGGTAAAGATGGTAATTTTGAAGAAGTAAAGTTAGGAGACATTCAAGTTAAATACAATACAGCAAGTCAAGGTACTGGTTCTGTAAATAATATTTTAGATGTTTACCCATGGCTGCAAAGTTATCTTGGAGCATATATGCTTGGTGGAGCAGGTAGTTTCCAGATGAGGGTAGTTAGAGGATAATGGCAGGACAGTTAGATTCAGCATTTAAACAGATTGCAAAACAGGTTGTAGCTGATCTTGGATCTTCTTTTGATTCTTCTATTGTTTATACAAAAAAAGCATCGGGAAGTTATAATACAGCTACAGGTGCATATACTACAAGCGACACAACTTACAGTATTAAAGCTCCTGTTGAGTTTGTTCAATCTACCGAAGATGATGGTAGAGAAAGAAGAGAAGCAAAAATTTATATTACACCTGATCTGATTGGCGATAATCAACCTGATTTTCAAGATGAAGTTACATTAACTTATGCTGGATCTACAAGAGTAGGACAAATAGTTAATATAGATACAAGACAGGGTGGACAGACTTATCTGTTTACTTTATTAGTGAGGTTCTGATGGCTAAACCTAAACCTTTTACCAAAAATATAAATCAAATTAAAAAAGATTTAGAAAATAATTTAGAAAGAGATTTGAATAAATTAGTAAAAGCTATTATTGCTGATTTGTCTACAGAAGAAAATAGCCCTGTTGATACTGGATTTTTTGCTTCTAATTGGACAGCTTCTACGCAAAGACCTAGACCTGATGAAGCTAGAGAATCAGTAGCTCCGTGGAGCAATATTAAACCAACAAGAAGAGGTCAAAGATCTTCTCAAGCAAAAATTGAACCTAGATTTATAAATTCAATAACAAATTTTAAACCTTTTTCTAAAGTATTTATTGGTAATAGATCACAATATGCAGCTAGAGCTTTAGCTTCTCCAAGAAGTAAAATACCTCAATATGTTCAAGGGGATTTAAGAAATCTTATAAATCAAATGTTTACAGATAAACCAAAACTAGGTGTTGCTGCTTTTGGTACTGGTGTTAGAGGTAAATCTGAAAATGTAAGATTTACAGGAGGTGGTATTGGTTCATTTAGTGATCCTAGTTCTGTATTTGTTGATTATGAAACTCCATGACTTTAGTTAACACAAGAGCAGCTTTTGAAAAAGCAGTTACAGATGCAGTTGCAGCAGTAGACGCTACTGTTGAAATGGTCTATGACAACATGATTTATAAAACACCAGGAAAGACAAAAAAATATATTCTTATGTCAGTTGATTTTGCACAAGCTACAACTCAAACTCAAGGTGCATCACAAGATTTTTATTCTGGTGTAATTCAATGTAATATTTATGTTCCAAGAGGAAAAGGTACTGCAACTTTATCTGCATTAGGAGAAGCTGTTATTGATGGACTTACTTCTGTTAACGCTTCTGATTATACAGATACTTTTAGTTGTGATCCTAGAGTGCTTGATGTTGTCGGTCCTGCTCCTATTGAATTAGATGACTCTTCACATTTTCTTGGCTTAATATCTTGCCAATTTACCGCCAACGCTTAGTATAATGATAATAGCTATACATTAACATGACTAGAGCAGTTGACCTTTTAAGAAACAAATTTGGAGTTTCTCAACTTTACAAACATGATGTAAAACAAAATGATGAAATTATTTTTACTGTTTTTTGGCACCCTTTGACTATTGCAGAACGAGAGTCAATTCAAAAGAAAAGTGGTTCTGAAGATGCTAATAATTATGCTCTTCAGTTGATGATAGAAAAAGCATTAGATGAAGATGGAAATAGACTTTTTCAAGATGGAGATAAGGCTTCATTAAGAAGAGAGGTTGAAGCAAATATATTACAAGAAATACAATTAGCCATGATTGAAGCTGGAATAAATAGAGAGGTTGAAACAGCGAAAGCTGATTTAAAAAGCAAATAATGATTGGCGATTTATATATTCATTAGCAAAAGAACTTGGTAAAACTGTAAATCAATTATGTAAAGAACTTACAGTAGAAGAATTATTAGGTTGGATTGCTTATAACGATTTAGAACGAGAAGATTATGAAAAACAAAGAGATCAAACTCAAAGATCTAGTGCTTTAAAAGGTAAAAAGAGGTAATATAGAGAAAATGTTTTAATTTTTATAAGAAGTGGCTAATTATACTGTTGATATTTTAGTTGCACTTAAAGGTGCTCAGAAATTACAAGCATTTAATAAGCAAATAAAAGAGACAGAAGAGATAAGTAAGGTAGTCAATAAAAATATGCAATTATTAGCTAAAGATAATGAATTAGTTGTAAAAAGTTTTAATACTTTAAGTAAAGCCGTAGGTGAGGCAAAAAAAAATTTTAATGATGCTGCTGTAGGCACATCTGTCCAGAGAAAAGCTGCAAAAGACTTAGTTGTAGCACAAAGAGAATTAAATAAAGAGTTAATAATTGGAAATAAATTATTAAATCAATTTGGAAATATAGGCAAAGGAATTAGCCCTATTGAAAAATCTATAAGAAGAAATCAAGAATTAAGACAACGTAGACCAGTACAGCCATTAAATCCTGTTGCTGGTAATTCTTTTGCTGCTTTTAGTAGATCAATTACAGGTGCAACTGCGTATAGCGGTCCGATTGGACCTGGACAAGCGGTTCCTTCTAATTTATTTTCAAGATTACCTCCTAGATCAGATATTGCCTTATCTTCCCCATTACCTCCTAGATCTCCATTACCACCAAGATCATCAATAGAACCTGGACAGAGTTTATTTGGTCAAAGCGTCAATGTAGAAGGAAGAAGTTTACAAATTCAAAGAGAGGAATTTGAGTTGCAATCAAAATTAGGACAGATGGAAATAAGAAGTTTAAGAAATAAACGTAAAGATTTAACTTTTGAAGAATTAATAACTAGAAATATAGAACAACAGACCAAACTTGAAACAAGTAGAGAATCAATGCTTTCACAATCAAGTAGAAGAAGAAGGCAACGTATTTTAGATAATCCTTTTAACAGAATTAGACAAGGATTAACAGGTCGTAGTCGTACAGCCAGAACCAGAAGAAGTCAAGCAGTTTCAAATGCACTTATTGGTGGAGCTTTTCCTCTATTATTTGGTCAAGGATTAGGTGCTGCTGCTGGTGGTGGTTTAGGTGGTGGTGCAGGTGGGTTGTTGGGAGGTCAATTTGGATTTGCACTATCTCTCGTTGGCACATCTGTTGGTGCTGCAATAGATAGGCTTATAAAAGGTTTAAATGATTTTGGTAAAGCATTAGAAACAACTGATGGTGCTTTGAAATTAATAACAGATCGTAATTTATTTAGTAGCAAAGCCATACAAAAACAAGCAGAAGCATTAAAAAGACAAGGTAGACAAGCTGAATTAAATGAACTTATTACAAGAGATTTAGGTAATTCATTAGGTGCGATTGCTGTAGAAGATGTGCAGAAATTTAGTTCTGAGATGGAAGAATTATCAAGACAGTTTGGCATTTTAACAACACAGTTTCAAATATTAGCAGCAGGTCCATTGTCAAAAGTTATTGATTTAATAAATAGTGTAGTAGGTAGACAAGTTTTAGAGTCAAGAATTGGAAATCAATTAAGAGCTTTACAGAAAGCAGATCCTAAAGAGTTTCAAGAATTTTTAAAAAACAATCCACGAACAACTAAACAGTTTTTATTAGGCACAGGCGAAAATATATTTAGAAGAGTAGATCCTCTCTCAAGTGCATTTGATACTAATGTAGGTCCAGGTGGTTTTAATTTTGCTGGAAGAAGTGATGAAGAATTAAATACTCTTTCAAGTACATTAAGTGGAATATCAAATAGATTAGGAATTAATAATAATTTAGGTATTGGAGGGAATGATGCTGATGAAATATTAAAAGTTCTTCAAACTGAGGAAGGTAATTTAAGAAAAAAACAAGATGCTTTAAATAGTTCTTTTGGAATTGAATCTGCAATAGCTGTTATTAAAAAAAATAATAGTCATCTTGATGATAAAGCATTAAATGATTTAGAAAAGAAAGTAAGAAAACAGATGGAAACCAATGAAAAATTAGAAATTGAAAATCATCAATTACAAATAACTTTGGATCTTTATAATAATATTGCTTCTAGTATTGAAAATGGAATTGTTACTGCTATTGAAGGAGCTATACAAGGAACCAAAACTTTAGGAGATGTTGCCCGTAGTGTTTTTGCAGAAATACAAAGATCATTAATTAGATTTGCTGTAAGTTCAGCTTTAGGAGGTTTACCAGGAATAGGTAGCTTTTTTAGAAGAGCAAATGGTGGTTCTGTTAGTGCTGGTAAAAGTTATATGGTTGGAGAACGTGGACCAGAAATGTTTGTTCCAAATGCAGGTGGTCGTATAGTTCCTAATTCTGATATGGGTGGTTCGACTAATGTTGTAGTAAATGTAGATGCTTCTGGTTCTACTGTTGAAGGAGATGAAGCACAAGGAAGAGAACTTGGTAGGCTTATATCAGTTGCAGTACAATCTGAAATAATACAGCAACAAAGACCAGGAGGACTACTTGCATAATGGCTACATTTCCTTCAATAAAACCTACATACGGACAACAAAAAAGATCCGCACCATTAACTCGTACTATCCGCTTTGCTGATGGGTTTGAACATAGAATATTATTTGGATTGGCAGAACATCAAAATCCAAAAATTTATAATTTTACTTTTAACGTATCAGAAACAGAAGCAGATGAAATAGAAACCTTCCTTGACGCCCGTGCAAACGATAGTGATAGCTTTGATTTTACTGCACCTGGAGAAGCTACTGCACAGAAATTTGTTTGCGAAACTTGGTCTAAATCAATACCATATAACAATAGAGCAACGATCCAAACAACATTTAGAGAAGTATTTGAACCATGAGTACTGTTCCGATTATTACTGATCTACAAAAGATCAATCCTTCAGCAATAATTGAACTTTTCAGTATTACAACTGAAGCTGCATTGCATGGATCAACAGCTACTTATAGATTTCATGCTGGTACAAATAGAGTAGGAAATGGAGATATTATTTGGGCTGGTAATACTTATGTAAAAATGCCAATACAGGCAGAAGGTTTTGCATTTAGAAAAGGCCAACTACCTAGACCAACTTTAAGAGTAAGTAATGCTCTTGGAACTATTACTGCTATCTTGTTAAATGTAAACTCTACAACTACAGGAAATGATTTAACAGGAGCTACAGTTACAAGAATTAGAACTTTAGCTAGATATTTAGATTCAGTAAATTTTCCAGGAAATACTAATCCATTAGGAACACCAGATCCTACAGCAGAGTTTCCTCAAGAAATATATAAAATTGATAGAAAATCAACAGAAAACAGAGAAATAGTTGAGTTTGAATTAGCTGCTGTATTTGATCTTGCTGGTATAAGAGCACCAAAAAGACAATGTACTAGGACAGAATTTCCTTCGATTGGTACGTTTATAGCATGAATTGGAAAGAAGAAGCACTTGTTCATGCGAAAGACCAAGATCCAAAAGAATCTTGTGGTCTGTTATTAAATATTCGAGGAAAAGAAAGATACTATCCTTGTCGTAATCTTTCAATGACAGATCATCAATGTTTTATTATCGACCCAGAAGATTATGTGAAAGCAGATAATACTGGAGAAATAACTGCTGTTGTTCATAGTCACCCTGTAACACCACCTACACCTAGTCAGGCAGATCAGATTAGTTGTGAACAAAGTAATCTTCCATGGCATATTGTTAATCCAAAAACAGAACAATGGGGATATTGTGAACCATGTGGATATAAACCACCTTTACTTGGTCGGCCTTGGGTCTGGGGAGTAACTGATTGTTGGAGTTTAGTAAAAGATTGGTATAAAGAAGAAAAGAATATTGAATTGAAAGATTGGGATAGACCAACAACTCCAGAAGAGTTTATATTAAATCCTTTGTTTGAAAGTTGTGCATGGAGAACTGGTTTTAGAGAACTTAGGCCAGATGAAAAACTGATGAATGGCGATGCACTTTTGATGTCTATTGGATCTGCTGGTTTAAATCATGTAGCTATTTTTTTAGATGGAGATGTTTTACATCATTTAACCGATAGACTATCTTGTAGAGAGCCTTATTCTCAATGGTTATTAAAATGCACAGGAGGGAGGTATCGTTATGTTGCGTAAGCTAAAATTATATGGTGAGCTTGCAGAGTTTATAGGGCATAAAGAATTTGAAATACAGGTAGATAGCCTTGCTAAAGCAGTTAGTTTTCTTATCAATAATTTTCCGCAAGTAGAAAAATTTATGAATCCTCAATATTATCAAGTAAAAGTTGGTAATTATGCTGTTAATGAAGAAGAAATACACCATCCAATAGGACAAGAAGATATACATATCGTTCCTGTAATAGCTGGTGCTGGTGGTAGTACAGGAAAAATATTATTAGGTGCTGCGTTAATTGGTGCTTCATTCTTTTTCCCAGGTGCAGGATTGTTTGGAACATACGGGCCAGGGATGACTCCTGCAGTTATTGCTGGTAAAGGTGCTTTTGCAACAAAATTTGCTACAGCGATTAGTGCTTTAGGTGGTGCCTTAGTGTTGTCAGGCGTTAGTGATATGTTATTTCCTGTTCCCAAGCCAAAAGAATTTAAATCAGAACAAGATCCCCAATTATCATTTAGTTTTTCTGGTACGCAAAATACATCAAGAGCAGGTACTCCCGTTCCAATAGTTTATGGAGAAATAATTACAGGATCAGTTGTTATAAGTGGTGCTGTTGATACTCAGCAGGTACAAGCATGACGAAACCTAAAATTATCAGAGGATCAGGTTCTCCCTCTCCTCCTACCCCACCCCAACCGACCAGAGCACCTGATACTTTACATAGTAGGCAGTTTGCTACTTTTCTTGATCTTATTTCTGAAGGAGAGATAGAAGGTTTTGCCTCTGCATCAAAAGAAGGCAGAACGCAGGGAACTGCTGCATATAATAATGCTGCATTAAAAGATGTATTTTTAAACGATACTCCTGTTTTGAAATCAACTGCTGATTCAACTAATCCAGCTACAACTGATTTTAATTTTCAAGATGTAACATTTAATCCTCGTTTTGGAACATCAGGACAGACAAAAGTTGAAGGTATTGAAAGTAGTTCTTCTGTTACAGCGGTAGGTATTACTGTTACTCAATCTTCTCCTGTCACAAGACAGATAACAAATTCAAATGTTGATGCAGTAAATGTAACTATAACCTTTCCACAATTACAAAGAGCAACAGATCAGGGAGATTTATTAGGTTCTTCTGTTCAATTAAAAATAGCGGTTCAATATAATTCTGGTGGTTTTACTGATGTTATTAATGACACTATCACAGGTAGAACTGCTGATGCGTACCAAAGGGATTACAGAGTAAATCTTACGGGTACTTTTCCTGTTGATATAAGAGTTACAAGAGTAACCGCAGATAGTACAGATTCAAGTCTTATAGATGCTTTTACATGGACAAGTTTTGGAGAAATTATTGATGATGCCAATACTTATGCCAATAGTGCTTATGCTTCACTTCGATTGGACTCTATGCAGTTTCAATCAATACCAACAAGAAAATATCGTATTAGAGGTATAAAAGTAAGGATTCCTGGTGCTGGTGCTAGTAACTCTGGAACCCCAACTGTTGATAGTACAACTGGTCGTATTATTTATCCTGATGGATATATTTTTAATGGAGTTATGGGTGCTGCTCAATGGTGCTCATGTCCTGCGATGGTCTTACTAGACTTACTTTTAGACACACGTTATGGATTTGGCAATCATATAACAGAAAGTTCTCTTGATCTTTTTTCTTTTGTTACTGCTAGTAAGTTTGCAAATACATTAGTATCAGATGGTTTTGGAGGACAGGAAGCTAGATTTAGTTGTAATGTAAATATTCAATCATCTAGTGAAGCGTTTGATTTAATAAATGAATTAGCAGGTGTTATGAGATGTATGCCAATATGGTCTGCTGGTAGTATTCAACTTGCACAAGATAGTCCAAAAGATGCAAGTTATTTATTTAACCTTGCCAATGTAACTGAAGAAGGATTTAGTTATTCGGGAAGTGGATTAAAAACAAGAAATACTGTAATCTCTGTTTCTTACTTCAATATGGATAGCAGAGAAATAGATTATGAAGTTTATGAAGATACTGCTTCGATAGCTAAGTTTGGAGTAATTATTAAGCAGGTAAAAGGATTTGCCTGCACGTCAAGGGGTCAGGCTAGGAGATTAGCAAAAGCTATTTTATTTGCTGAACAAAATGAAAGTGAAATAGTTGCATTTGCAACTTCTATAGATTCTGGTGTTGTTGTAAGACCTGGTGCTGTTATTGATATTGCTGACCCTGTTCGTTCTGGTGTTCGTAGAGGAGGAAGAGTTAATGCTGCAACAACAACGCAAATTACTGTAGATGATACTGCTGCAACAGATTTACCAACATCAAACAATCCAACATTAAGTGTGGTTTTACCAAATGGAACTGTAGAAACAAAAACTGTACAATCTATATCTGGTGCAGTAATTACAGTTTCTTCTGCCTATTCTGCAACTCCAAATGTAAATACTGTTTGGCTTTTACAGAATGATACAGTTCAAGCTCAAAAGTTCAGAGTGATAACAGTAGAAGAATCTGATGGTATAAATTATGCGATTACTGCTTTATCTTATGTAAATGCTAAATATGCCTTTATTGAAGATGGTGCAAGTTTACCAACTAGAACAGTATCTATATTAAATCTTCCGAAAGATCCTCCTGCTGCTTTACAAGCTGAAGAAAAGATTGTTGTTATCAACAACCAAGCTGTATCTAAATTAATTGTTAGTTGGCAACCTATTGTCGGTGTTACGCAGTATCAAGTGAACTATAGATTTAATAATGGTAACTTTATATCTCAAACTGTATCTGCTCCTGACTTTGAGATATTCGATAGTGATGTTGGAACGTATGAGTTCCAAGTATTTAGTTACAACGCAGCATTACAGACAAGTGCTACTTCTGCTAATTTAACTTTTGTTGCACAAGGTAAAACTGCATTACCAGCAAATGTCACAGGTTTGACGGCAGAACCTATTAGTGAAAAATTAGTAAGATTACGTTGGAATTTATCTACTGATGTTGATGTTACTCATGGTGGTCGTGTTTTTGTAAGACACTCTCCTATTACGGATGGGAGTGCAACTTTTGAAAATAGTACTGATTTGATTCAAGCGTTAGCTGGTAATACAACAACTGCCGAAGTGCCATATCTTGAAGGAGAATATATTTTAAAATTTCAAGATGATGGTGGAAGATTATGTGCTGGAGAAACAAGTGTAATTATAGATTTACCTGACAATCAAGCTCCTTTAATTGCATTGACAAGAAGAGAAGATCAGGATAATCCTAAGTTTCAAGGAACAAAAACTAATGTTTCTTTTGATGCGTCAACCAACAGTTTAAATTTATCTGGAACTGGATTATTTGATGCGATAGCTAACTTTGACAATGAAGCATCAATAGATGATACGGGTGGCATTTCACCAACTGGTAGTTATGAATTTGGTGGATCTGCTGGTAGTTCTTTTTTAGATTTAGGTGCTGTATTTAGTGTAGATTTTAAACGACATTTTTTAACTGAAGGATTTTTCCCATCTGATTTATTTGATTCAAGAGGTTTGATTGACGATATTACAGATTTTGATGGTACAACAGCACTTGATGTAAATGCGGAAATGCAAATTTCAGTTACACAAGATAATCCTGGATCTGGTTCTCCAACATATACTGCGTTCCAAACTTTTGCAAATGGAACATATAAAGGTAGAGGTTTTAAATTTAAGGCAAATCTGATAAGTAATGATATAGGACAAGATATAAAAGTTTCTCAGCTAGGCTATACAGCATCTTTACAGAGAAGGACAGAACAAGGTAATCTAACAGCAAGCGG